TAAGTGATGACGAGGTGGCTGCCTGTTTGGAGGATTTGCATTCTGCCATGCAGAACAAGGCGTGGCGCATTTATGGCGAGGACTTGAGCGACGAAGACAAAGACCGTATATGGAAAACGCTGAAACGCCATCTGCCCGCACTTGCCGAAATCGTGTTGACGGCGCGTTTGGGCGGCTATGGTGTCGGTCGGTACGTTTATCAGCCCGAACCCGACGGCTTTTTGACGATTAAGCATATCAGCAACAAAAGCGGCGAATTGGCGAAATACGTTCCCTACCGCGACGGTTCGTTGGTGTATCGCGGCAGCGGCGGTGAGGAAGCCTGCAATACGGACGTGCTGTATCTCTTTATTACCCACCGCGCCACTTCAACCAATCCTGCGGGCGAAATGGCGGCGGCGCGGCTGTATGCGCCGGTTGCGTTGCGTAAAAAAGGCTTTATTTATGCGGCACAATTCATCACGCGCTACG